AAGCGTGTACTGCCGCCACTGGCCGTCCTGAATCGGCTCCGGGTTGTGTGGTTGAATGAACGCCTCGAGCAGGCGACCGCTCGGGTCGATCGGCCTCGGGGGCGGTGGCAACTGGTGGGAGTCACGAGCGGCACAGACGTAATAACCCGCCTGAGTGATGATCATGCTCGGACCGGCAGTGGACACCAAGTAAGGACCGTTCGCGGCAGTGCCCGGTGCGACGTCCTTGACGTCCATCCTAACCACTTTGTAGTCGAGTAGGTAATTGATCCGCTCGTGGTACGCGATGTACGGAGTGGTGAGGTGTTGTTGTGAGACGCCACCCTGACCGTAGTTGTAATCGGACTCGATCATCACGTTGGGCGAGTCCACCCTTGAGATGCTGACGTCCGACGGTGCCTGCGAGGATTCCGACGGCTCGCCGGTGCAAGCGTCGTAAGGTGCGACCAGAGGGGCCACGTGCGGGAACGACGGGAGACTGCCGTACGGGCTCGGGAGGTATGCCTGATCGTTCGAATCTGGCGGAGGAATGAGCATCCGCTGGAACATCGCGCCGTAGTTCGGGGTGAAGGTCCCTTGCGGCGGTGCGGCCACCGACGAACCGGAAATGGCAAACGCGATTTCGTTCCCGTACACCGAATCGTCGACGCTCGCCTCCTCGAACAGGAAGGCCGGGTCATTGAGGGGAAACTTTACCGAGATCAAGTTCGCCAAGTAGACGAACATCGCGGACTTCGGCGTCGACGGCGGGGCCTTGAATCGACCTTGGAGCGTGAAGAACACCCGGGCCCCGAGGTCCGCGACCTTCACCCCGAACGTAGCCTCACCGTCCGACACGAGGGTCGGCAGCGTCCGGTACTCCTCGACGTCGACGACGCTGAAGGTAAGCGTGCGGCAGTCGGGGCTCTGGGCGAACTGCTGTTGCGTCCGGCGAAACCGATTGGGGAGTGGGGGCGTGACGAGGGAGCGGTACAGGTCCGCCGGTGCGGCGTCCTTCCTAACCTTGAGCGTGCCGCTGACCTGACGGGTCGCATAACCGCTGACGTCCACCGAGTAGGAATACGTCTTGGTCAGGCTGAGCAGGCCGTTCGGAGTGCCGAGGGCGGCACACTCCTTCTTCATCAGGTTCACTTGCCAAGAGTACCGCGCCGCCCTGAGGCCAGTGATCTGGGAGATCGTCAGGTCTTCCGGCTTCGGTGCCCAGTCGTCGACGACACCTGCCCCACCGGTTGCGACCGGGTCGAAGTCATAAATCACGACACCGGTCGAATCCTTGATCTGCAAGCGTTGAGCGTGCTTGGAAACCGCCACGCGCATCGCCACCAAGGCGTCGCGGAAACTGGCGATCGTGTCCTCTGCCTGTGTGATCCACCCCGACACCGAGATCTGGTACCGGGTGCCCAACAGGGTGCGCTCGTCGGTGTCGTAGACGTACTGCGAACGTACCGTGACCGTGGGGTACGGGAACGAATACTCGCCATACGTCACTTGCATCATAGGTCGATCACCGTCCTCGCGTAGATCTTGCTGGACAGGAGGTGCTGTTCGTTGCGAACTGAGTGGATCGCTCGCACGAGCAGACCACGAACCTCTTCAATCGACCGCTGAACGGCCTCCTCGTGTTGCAACTTGACTTCAGCCTTGAGTTGTACGTTGTTCACGATGCTGGCCAAGGACGGCGGTTGCATGCTGACCGACGTCCTGCCCGCGGCCACCGACGTAGGGGGCGGCTTCCCGGTCGACTTCGTACCGAACAGACCTTCGACCTTGAGCGGTGCGCTCCAGTTCGGGGCGTCGCGTTCGCCACTCGAGGGTGCCACTCCCGGCGACGCTTGCTTGCCGAGTTCCGAGAATCCTCGGATCAAGGCTTGATTCATCTGGGCCACCAAACCGTTCTGATTCAGTCCGGTGCCTCCGACGAGGCCTTTATAAAAGGCCATCAACTTGTTGGACGCGACGTCCAACTGGTCGGCCAACCCGAACAGTGCAACGTTGAGAACGGGAAACGTCCTCATAAGGTCCGCCACCACCCTCAAGAGTCCGGCGGTAAAAAGGACCACCGATCTCAACATGTCGCGGAACGCTCGCACCAGCCCAACGATTACGTAAATGAGAACCTTTAGAGACGGGAGCAACAACTCGACCAAAGTGTAAATGATCTCGCGTATGTCGCGGACCATGACGGCGAGGATCGGTCCCAACTCGTGGGCGAGGCGGATCGAAATGATCCGCATGGCGATCTGCAGTTCCCTGAACGCGACCGACAGGATCGGCGAAAACCGGGCCAGACTCTGAGCCAAGTTCCACACCGACGTGACCACGGCCTTGATCGCTTGGTACAGGGCCTCGAGGATCAGGACCACCATGCCGACGACCGCGATCGCCTTCATCAGACCGGCACCACCGGGAAGTCCACCGACGGCACCCCCCATCGGGGTGCCGGTCAACTTGGCCTCGATCTGAGACAACTTATCTACGAGAGGTTTGGTGACGGTAATCTTGAGGGCTTCCCCGATCGAGACCGCAGTGGTGCCTTGCTGCCCACCCTTGGTGGAAGACTTGCCGCGATTCAGTGCAGCCTCGGCTTCCTGCACCTCCTTGGCGACGGAAGCCTCGTCCAACACCACCTTCAAGCCTACCTTGATGTCGTCAGTAGCCACTCTTCACCTCCGGCCAAGTGGCATGCAAATGGCAACGGTACGATTGGTCCAGATACATCAAGTAGGAACCGTCCACTTCCGCACCACGGATCGGGCTCTCGTTCTCCAAGATCGCGGCCTCATCGAGCGGTGCCTCCACGATGTCGTACAGGCCGTGCACGACGCGGGAGACGTCGTACGCCATGTTGATGATCTCGCGAGTGGTCTCTTCGACTTGGTTCAACTCGTGCGAGGCCAGTTTCGAGTAGAGCCTGACCCCGAAGGTCATCCGCCTCACGAGGTTGGCGTCCCCCTCGCCCATTTCAAAACTCGACCCGTTGTAGTACACCTGCACGTACTTGAAGGAGTTCTGGGGCACGACCATCGGAACCGCGACAGCCCGACAGTTGTTCCTCGAGAACCGCTCGGGCAAGCCTTCGATGATCTTGTTGACCACGAAGTCGAGGACGAGGTTGGGATGGTCCTTTACTCCTGCCATCAAGCCACCAAGGTGTCAGAGATCGTCGGGGACCCAGAAGACGGCAACTGGTACCCTAGGTACCGAGTGAAGAAGTCTTGAAACTTACCGTCCCTCGAGTTGGTCGTGGTACACGTGAACGAGTCGCCGATCGCGTAAGCCGTGGACCCCCTAGTGACCGCGTAGTTTACGTTGGCGTGAGTCGCCGGTACCGAGAGGAAACAACCACTCACGTAGATCGACTTACCCACGTTGCCAGTGGCACTAGTCCACTCGATCGTGACCTTCACGTCAGACGGGACGTTTTCGGGCGTCGCCAAGAACGCAGTGTACGACAGGAAGTCGGAAGAGGAAAGCGTGTTGGGGTCAACGCTGACTGCGTTCACCGACCAACCGGTGCCGCCGACCTTCACCGTGAAGGTGGAACCGGCGGTCCAGACACCGCCAGACCTCTTCACCCACACGCTGAGGAAATACACCTTCCGGTTCGCCATGACCGGAGTCTGGGTCAGGCGGATGGTGGACACGCCGGAGGACTTGAGTTCAAGGCTATTGGAGAAGGCATGCAAGGCCGCAGTGGTGGAGAACACATTGGTACCGGCGGTGCCCGCAGCCACCGTCCAACCGTCGGGAACGTTCGTCACCGTGTACGTGGACAGTTCGCCGTTAGTGAGAATGGAAGCACTTACCGCGGACCGCAAACTGGGGCCGGGGCCACTGCCGGGGTCGTTCACTCCATCCACCGATTGGGTCTTGAATCGACCGACGATCTCGAACTGTTCCGACCCGTTGCTCACTACCGATTGGACGCACGAGACTCTGACCGCCTCAGGAATGAGACCCTGACTGGCGACGCCGTTCGACCTCAACGCGGAAACATGTAAGGAACCGTTGCCGACGTTCGTGCCTGCAGTGGAGGAGACCGTGCAAGTGTTGGTGTTGACGGTCTGCGAGTCCGCGCCCATGCGATCGATGAGCAGTGGGATGATGGAACCGGCACTCGGACTCGGAGCGTTCAACTCGTTTTGCAACTCGTTGCCGAGGTAAGTGGTCGCCTGACTCGTCAGACTCGAGGCCAAGGACCTCAGGCTACCCGCGGCGTTCTGAAACGTGGGCAGCACCGAAGTGACCCACTCTCGCCGGTCGTTGAACTCGTCCAAGATGTTGTCAGCACCGACGCCAGACCCCAGCAACTGGCTCGACTGCCGGGAGACCGCGTTATTGATCTCGTTGATGAACGTACCGAGCCGGGTGAAGGTGGTGGTGTAGTTGATCGCCATTAGAACCTCGTCACTGACTCGATCGCGATGGCCTGTGCCTGCTCGTCGCCGTCAAACGCCATCTTGATCAGTTGAGTCAGGTAATGACTGACCCCCTTGGCGTCGCTAGGCATCGCAGCCATGACGTCGCAAACGAACTCGAGGCGACGCCTAGCGTTGATCCTAGGCATGTTCTCTACGAGTCCGCGGACCTCTTCGTCAGCGAGAGCAGCCAACTCCGAAGGTTGAATGCCGTAGAAGGCGATCAACTCTGCGGAGTTGGCATAAGCCCCTTTATGGCACCGCTCTCTTCCACGAACTTGGTCAACTCACGGATCAGGAAGAGGGTCTGGTAGTCGGTGATCGCCTCAGGGAGGTCAAACGACTTCCGAGCGGCGGCGATGAGAACCGGGTACTTGACGTCGCCCTCGATGTGAGGCGACAGCGACCGGATGACGGCGAACGGATCGTACCGGCGAACGGTACCATCCGGCATCTCGACTTCCATCATCGGAGTCGAGACGTCTTTCAACTTGATGCCCATTACAGTCCTCAGGTGACGGTGAAGTGAACCCCGCTAGCGTCCGGCAGGAGCAGGAACGTGAGCGGGCCCTTGCGAAGGTTGTTCGCAAGGAGAATCTCGGTGTCCGACAGGATGATGGCCCTCGGGGCAGTCAAGGTGGCGATGTTACCGGCGAGGGCCGCACTGGTACCCGCGGTGGCGGTAAGGACCAGTTGTTTCGACAAGGCGGCGAGCGTGTACCCGACCTTCGACATCGTGCCGAAGGTACCGGCCTGACTCGCGACCACTGGTTTGATCAGGTCGTACTCAACGTATTCAAGGGTGAGACGGTAGTCCACGCCCCGTTGGATCGCGTCACGCATCGCGTCACCATGGTCGTCGATCATGACCGTCTCATGGTGGTTGTTCATCTGGAGGCGAAAACCCCGCTCGGTCGTGCCGATGCTGGTGCCGTTCCAAGTTGCGCTGTAATGACCGGCGACAAAAGACATTCAAGGTTCTCCTTTGAACAGGTCCGCGATCTCTTCAGCATTATTACGAGAAACGCGAAGGAACGGTCTGGGTGGTATGTCGGCCTTCTTCAAGAAGATGAAATCAACGCCCGGGGTGAGGTCGAAGTTCATGACCTTACCCTTTTTCTTCTTGGTGCCCTGTCGAACGATCTTCGGACCGCTCTTGACCCTGACTGACTTCTGTGCTCGGGTGGTCAGCGGAATGAAAAGGGCCTTGGCCCGTTTGGGAACGATCGTGGGCAGCGTACCCTGACCGACTCCGTCGGCGTCCGCCCCGACGGTGCCAAACTGGTGGACCTTAGCACCCTCCCACGTGGTCCCGACCCACGGGCCGTCCGCGTCTATCCCATGAGTGATCGAGTCCAGCAGGTGGGACCCGGTGTCGTAGAGGGGCCGGGACCGACTGCCGTTCGGTCGGTCGCGGGGAAGTTTCTTGAACAGGATCTCGTCGTCGCCGGAACTCTCGATCCGGTCGATGGTCTGCTCCATCAACAAGATGGATATCTGCTTCTTGACCCTCCTGAGGGGTTCAACCCCGAGGGCCCGCTGCAAGTCGACCATGATCACGACAGCCACGGGAAGGTACCTCCGAGACGCCTCTCCGGGAGGGAGGACTGGAAGGCCCCCCGGAGGCCACCGCGACCTCGGAGATACCTTCCCGTGGCTCCCGTCACACTCCGCGGTTCTCCTGATCGGACGGAAGGACTCGAGTGCCTGCGATCCTCAAGCCGTCGAAGTACCCGCAGGCGTCGAACATGGTAGCGGCCTTGCCCTTCTTCGACCGGACGGCCATGGACTGGCTCGAACGGGCACCCCGGACTTCGGCGGCGTCCTGCTTACCCATCGCCTCGAGCCGCTCGAACATCCGCTTCCTCAGGTTCGTGACCTGCTCGGACTCCTCACCGCGACGCTCCCAGAGCATGCACCAAGTCAAGGCGGCGGTTATGCCCTTGATTTCGGAAGTCAGGAACCCGCCCACGAGCGGGACCTCGTAGACGTACCGCAAGAAGTTGTCCACGGTCTGGGCCGCGTCGTTCTCGGCGGTCTGCAGCACCGACTCGTTGATGCTGTTCAAGTCGTTCGGGTCGACCTGCTCGTCGTCGTTCGTCAGTTGAACGATGACGCGGGCGTCGAAACGCTTGAGGATCTCGGCCTTGTCAGCGTAGACGTAAGGCATTGCGTTTCCGAATACGACGAGGGCCCCGCCGTTTCTGACGGGGCCCTCGTGTGGTTACTGCCGGTCAGGATCAAGTGGCGGCGTTGTCGACCTTCATCGCCGTCCACGGGATGCCGTAGGAGACCTCACCGCGCCACCGGGCGGCCATGAGGAACTCCTCGTGCAGGATCACGTGCGAATCGGCGTTCATGCCGCCACGCTCGCCGAGGTTGGTCAGGATCTCGACGGAGGACAGGTTGCGGAGGTCCTCCATCGTGATGTTGAACGGCGAGCCGGTGCTCTGGAACTGCGAGAGCGAGTCCTGCATCTCGGCGTCGGTCCGCATGCGGAACCGGCTGTACACGAGGGGCCGGTTGACATGGCCGACGTTCATGAGATACCAGTCCGCGGCTTCCGCACCAGAGACCGGCAGGTAGTTGGACGAGTACACCCCGCCGACGAAACCCTCGTAGACGTTGTCCGTCTGCTTGATGAACTTGGCCGAAAGGGCCAACTTCATCGTGCTGTAAAGGAGGGGCGAGCAGACGACGACGAGGTCCTCGGGGCGAATCTTCTGGTAGAACGGCTCACCCTGATCGTCCTTCCACGCGAGCATCTGGACGAGGGCCCGGTCGAGGTCGATGATCAACTTCTCAGCAGTGTCGGCCCGAACAGTGGTCGAAGTCCACGAATTGGTGGCAGTCTGACCAGTGATCAGGTTCGACTGGGCGGACTGAGTGCCGAGGACGTGGTCGGTGGCGAAGAAGTTCGAACCGGTGATGCACTTCGAGGACGAACCGTTCCGGAGTCGGGTCATAGCCAACTTGTCCGGGAAGTTCACGACGCGACCGGCCATCGAGTGGAGCAGGGTCCGGCTCTGGCCAGTCTGGTCGAAGTCCACGAGGCTCCGCTTGAGCCGAATCAGGCTCTTGTAGAGTTTGTTCGTGAAGTCGAACGTGTACTCGTTCAACTCGCTGAACGGGACTTCCATCTCGTCCGTGATCTGCTGAACCTGCGGCACCGTACCGAGGGTCGCGAAGAACTCCTTCTCGGAGTACGTGTCGACGGTCTCGGTGAAGAGCGGGTACAGCACGTCACGCGACTGCGTGATGAAGGACTTCGCGAAGAGGCCGCGAACTTCCTTACGAGTGATCTGCCGGTTGCGGGTCAGGATGGGCATGGGTGTTCAGACCTCTCGAAGGTTCAGGCGTCGACGCGGTCCTCGAGGTCGACCTCGACGGTGTTGTTGGTGGTGTCGACCGCCACGATGCGACCGACACAATACTTGGCGTTGGTGAGGGGAACCGAGAGACCAACGGCGTTGTTGTCACCAGCCACGACGAAGGCGAGTTTGCCAGTGTCCGAGACCGCGGCGGAAGCCTTAGGGAACACCCGGGTTCCGCGGCGTTCCACGACGCAGGTGACGGTGCTGCCGTCCCCGACTCCCCCCTTGATGCATACTCCCATGAAACGGAAGTTAGCGGTGTCGGTGGGACTGGCGATGGCGAGTCCGCTCGCGTTTACCGCGACGAGGGCACCCTCGTAAATGGTGTTGCTGGAAGCGATGATGAGTTCGGCGGTGCGTCCGTCGAGACGGCCAGTGACGTTGGCGTTGGCGGTCAGGTTTGCCATGGTTCAGATTCCTTCTGTATCAGCCGCTGAGGACGTCGGAGAGGTCGAGGATGGTGCGGTCGAGGCCGAGACGCTGGACCTGATCGGTGTTATCAGCGACGTAGCGTTCGTTTTCGCTACCGGCACGACCGGGACGCTCGATGTAGTCACTGATGCCGTGACGAGCGGTCATCTCGACCTTGGGCGAACGCTTGAGGACGTCCTCGACGTAGTCGCGGACTTCCTCCGAACGCATGGTCATCATGCGGTTGACGTGGCGATCGATCTGGTCGCGGTCGCCGATCGCGTACCCGAGCGAGGCGATCTCCCGGCACTTGGCCGTGAGCATCATCCGCTTAGCGGCCTGAGCCTCGCGGGCGTTGTGCCGCTGGAGTTCGGCAAGACTGCCGCGGAGTTCGTCGATCTGCGAACGGAGAGCAGAGTTCTCCTGCTCGTACCGCGAGACCGGGGAGGGATTCGAGTTCTTCGTGGTGGTCTTGCTCACGCCTTGTTCCTCGGTGCTGAAGTCGACGCTTTCGGCGTCAGTCGGAGGAGTGAACCGGTCGCTGCCGTGGTCCGCTCCCTTGTTCGTGTGTTCCATCTCATACCGGAGCCGCTTGCGGGTCTGGCGGTAAGTGGTCGTCCCGTCACCCTTCTTCTCGGGGTCCGAACCTTCCTCCTCAGCACCACCGTCGGTCGGGTCGGTGTCCATCCCACTGGGGGAAGCCATCCCGCCCCCGCCCTCCATGGTATCCATGCCGGAAGAAGCCATGTCGTTCTGGGTCGCGTTCGCCTGACCCTCTGCGAGGATCTGCGCCACGAGCGGAGCGATCTGCTGCGCCAGCGTCTGGGGGTCCATCATGTCGTCACAGTCCTCGGTGTAAACGTAACGGGCGATCTCCGCTCCGTTCTGCTTGAAACGCATGACGGGAAGCGAGAAGTGCGGGTACCGTCCTCCGAGCAGGCTCACGTTGGTGAGACGATGCTTTGAGGGGATCACTTCTGCAGACCGATACGGAAAGTCACCACGTTTGATTTGGTCCCATGCGTGACGGCTGATGTTGACGAAGTCAGCGTACAGGACCTTGCCGATGCGACGGAGGTTGTCGACGAAACCGACGCGGGGAGGCTCGGGGGCGTCCGGCGACTCCGGGGTGTGCCCGATCGTGACGCTCGGAAGCATCGCGTATCTGGCGTTGCCGTTGGCGGCTTCGATCGAGTCGAGTTTCTGGTGGAGGAAGTCAGCGACGCAGCGGTCCAACCAGACCTCGTCACAAACATACTTGCGGTCGTGGTGGGCCTTGAAGACCGGGACGTTGAGGACGTCGACGGAACCGTCTTTGTTCTCTTGCACGTCAAACATACGTGATGTACCTCGCGGTGCAACTGCTCGCCCCGGACCGCTTCAACCACACCCGACTCGGGACCACACTGTGCAAGTACACGGACCCACCGGCGGCAAGGTCGATTGAACCAGCGTCGTCAGCCGGAGCGGAATCACCCACAGCCACGAACATAGTCGTGCTGGCGAGGTCGTTCACGATGAACACCCCACACGCGAAGGAATCGTTCTCCAGTTGAACGTAAGTGGCCGCAATCGAAGCCTTGGAGCCGATCTTCTTCACCCTCTGCGACGAGGATGAACCCGTACCTACGACGTATCCTGCGTTGGCAGTCATTTTAACCTCATACGTAAATCACGTATCGAACGGTCGTGGTGCCCGTGGCGGTGCGGGCCACCCACACCTTGTTGGGGTTGACGTTGTGCAGGTAAATCGACCCACCGAGATCGAGTTGAATTGTGTTGGTGTAGTCCGCGTCCGCCGGGGCGTCGTCTTGATGAGCCACAGCCAAAGCGGCGGCAGAACCATCTTCAAACACCAGAAAGGCACCGCACGACAAGCCGGATTCGACGCTGGCCAAGTTCACGAACTTCCCAACGTTGGTCAGGCTGAACGAGCCGAACGACTTCACCCTCTGGGAGGATGAACGCCCGACGCCGACGACGTAGCCGGTACCCGCAGGCATCAGGACTTCTTGAATCGCTTCTCGACGCCCTCGCGAACGAGCGACGGCTCACGTCCGGATTGGAGAGCACCGGCCATCATAGCGGCCTTGGATAAGTTTTCACCACTCAACTTGGCGACGTTGGCCTTGCCTTCTTCGCTGCCCGCGACCTGCTCGGTGAGGAACCTGCGGCGGCGTTCGTCCGGGGTTGCATACCCGAGACGACGGTCGAGTCCGTCGAGTTCAGAATAAAAGTCTTGGTCGTCGTTCTTCATAAGGAATCCGCCCATCATTTCCTCGAGAGCCATGAGGCTCGGTAGTCTTCGGTCTTCTTCTTGACGCCCTTACCCTTGCCGGTCATTTCCGCAAGCATCACGTCCCGCGGAAACTCCGGCTCGCGGTCCTCGATCGAAGCGACCGCGGCGGGGCCTTGTTCGGAGTGGCGGCTGACGGACTTGAGGGCGTCGAGGCGAGCCTGACTCACGACGTGCTTCCACGCCTCCTTCAGGGGGTCGTCCCGTTCGAAAGACCGGTCGAGGTCCTCGAGAGCGTCGTCGTGCAAACGTTCGATCACCGTCTTGTCAACCCCGTAGTGCCCGTCGCTGACGGCGTCGAGGACGCGGAGGGACCGCTGAAGGGCACCCTCGAGGACGCCGATCCGGGTCAGACCACCGATAGACCGGTCCTGCGTGTGCTTGTCGCGATCGTACATACTCCACGCGACCGCGTAGGGGTTCTCGACGTCCTTCTTTCCCTTGAGACGCTTGACCACGTTCTCCATGCCGGGAGGGGCCACGTACCGGTTGATCTGGAAGGACCGGGTGGAGTACGCGACCCGCTCGAGTTCCCGGAACTTAGCCGTGGACGTGGGGTCGACCCTCTGCTGGGTCTTGCCCTGAGCACGCTTGCCGGAAGCACGACGGCTCTGGGCTTCCTTATCACTCTGGGTGAAGAAGAAGTCGGACACGACGTCGTCGTCGTCCTCACGAGGACTCTCACCGTAAGCGTGCCGATCCGTGCGGGGCATGGGCCGATTGAGCATCTTGTCGCTGCCCATTTCCTCGAGCGGACCGAGGTCCTGATCAGCGAGGGAGTCGAGCAGGTCGTCGTCGGTCCCGGCCTTTACCGCCGATCCGAAGGCCTGACCGATGGTCTGGCCTTCCACCGGCTTGTCGACGCCGATCTTCTTTGCGGCCTTGCCCTTGGCCTGCTCCACGAGGTGTTCCGCCCACTGGTTGACGGTCTGGCTGACCGACATCGGCTTTCCGCCCTGAACGGGGATCTTGCTTGGCATGTCTGGCACCGAGATACTCCTTCAAGGCGAAGCGGGCGGCGTCCTCCGGAGACCATCCGGACAGGACCCAAGAAATCACGAGGTCTTCGAAGATCGGATCACTTGAAAGTGATGCCGAGGAAACGCGCGAACGAGACTGCGACGCCGTTGTCCTTCTCACCGAGGGCCTCCCTCGCGGCGTACAGGGCACCGCTCAACATCACCCGCTGAACGTGACTCAGGTTGTCCCACTCGACGCGGTTGGCCTTGATCTTGTTGATCCGCTCAACCAGCATCTCGAGGTTCTCCTTGACGGTCTTCTCGCCACGATCGATCACAGTCCCGATCGGGACCTCGAAGGCGGCGGCGAGTTCCGCGTCGGCTTCCGACGGAACGTCCTTCTTGGTCTTGGCGGTCTTGCGGGGGGCGGGGGCCTCGACGGCGACAGCCGTCTCCCCGGTGAGGCGGGAACGGCTTCCGTCGATCGGTTCCAACGTGGTCTTGCTCATATCAGGTCCATCATGGCGTTGCCTCGGAATCCCTCGTCGGGGAACGTACGCATTTCCCCGTCGGCTTCCACGGCACCGCCACCTTCCGCCGCTGCTACGACCGTCCTTTGGAAGTCGTTCGCATAAATGCGAGTTTGTATAGGGTTCCCGTCCTTGCTGATCAGGCCGAACTTGATGGCGTCTGCCTTCCGGACCGGGCGGATCTTGCACCGGCAGTTGTACCCATTGGGAACCCAGATCAACTTCCAGATCGGATCGTCCTTGGACGCCACGAACCCATTCATCGCCTTGTGCAGCGGGCGGGACCGGTGGTCTCCCTGCGACAGGTACCGGTACCCGAAGAACAGGTCCGCGACGTCCGGGTCGTTGTACTGCTTCCACCGACCGGCACCCGCCGCACTGGCGGCGTTGGTGCGGAACACGGTCTCAATGTGGGCGGCAGTCGTCTCTGCGTCCTTGATCACTTCCTGAGTGAACCAGTCGCGACCGTGGCCTTCGACCCGGGCTTGGATCAACTTCTTCCGAATCCGCTCGAGTATCCTGCCGCTCATCACCCCGGAGACGTACCAAGCGGTCTGGCGGAGTTGCTCGGAGAGACCCTTGGGGCTGAGCACCCTCAGCACCGGGTTCTTCTTGGCGAGGGCGGAGACCGCCTCGGAGAACACCGGTCCGACGAGATCTACGTGCCGGTCCACCGACAGGACGGCGTCCTCATCCTTGGCCGTACTCAGACCTGCCATGAAGGAAGCCATGAGGACCTGTACCATGCGTTCCTGCATGGCCTCGAGGTCGGGTTCCTTGTCGTGCCATAGGAGTTGAGCCCACTTCTGGTACTCGGAAACGGTCTCCTCGACAGCCGGGTTGATGATCGAGTCCACACCTCTCATACGTGGAGTCTGACGAGTCTTGACCTCGTCCGAAATAGGGGTGTCTCCCCTCGCGGAGTAGAGTAAAGTGGAGAGCCACCACTTCGCTCCGGGGCGGGTCCGGTACCACCTCACACCTCCACCGGACTCGCCCCGTTTCTCGAGCACTCCTTTCGCATGCGGCGTCGACCCGGAAACGGGTCGGTGCCGTTTTAGGTATGATGGACGATGAGTAACCACCGGATCTGTTGCGATTGCCTTTCCGGTTGCGGGTCTTGCACCCAAAACCTCACCATGACGTGGCATGGTTCCGTCGAGTTCTTGGCCACTTGTTGTCCGTTCCCTAATCCCGGGTACCCAGATCCCTGCCAGAATGCCACGATCGGCTCTTGCGAGACTGAACCTTACAACTCGGACCCTAACTACAGTCCGTGCGCACCTTGGGAGTGGCCTTATGGTAACGCGTACGGTTGCAGTTACTTCAAGATAGACGAAGTCTTAGGACCACTTACGTTCCAACTCGTTCAAGTGGCCACTTCGACCACCGGGGTTCCGTTTTGCCGTTGGGAAGGTGAGTTGAATCTCACTTACGACATAGAGAGGTGTTGCTGGTCGGAAACTCAATGCGGGCCGGGTACTTCACAATTCATCTCGCCCATAAGCCTTTTGGTGCGGGCGGAAGTGATTCGTAACAACCTCGTGGGGAGTTTAGATGGTTGGCTCGTTCGGATCACCGTCACATCGAATTGGTTGTTCTACGGGGGAGGTTCGGCGGTCATAGAGTTGAGGCCAAACCCTGCTCAACTTGATCCCAATTCGTGTCCAGACTTCACCGAGACCTTTGATTACGTCATCCGCAATGACTGGGCAACGTTTCAAGAGATCCCCTATGGGCCGATGGTGCCCAACTCGGACCCGTGCAATGCTGGTAACATATTCACGTTCTCAGCCTTTTCCATTGGTTTTCCTCCGGTCTTCGCGTATGATGCGGGGTATGCGACCTTCTCATGAGTTGCACTCACCTTAACGGACGCCGATGCACGCTCGGACTGTGCAACGGAACCCCCGCTAAAACCTGCTGTGCTCGTTGCGAGTCTTACTCCGGACCGCCACGGGGTGCGGGCGACGTCGTGCACAAGGTCCTTCAAGTGACCTATGTAGCCTCCGCCGTGAAGAAGATCACCGGCGGCAAGTGCGGTTGCGAGGAGCGACGGGTCAAGATGAACGAGTTGGTACCATTCAAAGGCGGCGCGACGTGATGGAGTTCTCGAGACCGATCCCGGTCGTGGTTGAAGTCAACCGAGAAGGATACGCGATCTACGTCACCGACGGAGGACCGCTCGAGAACGACCTGTGGTGCGTCGTACTCTGTGACGGTGGCAAAGTCAGGCATTACCGGTCCGACCAGATCAGGATTCACGCGAACGCAACCCTAGGAATCGTCAAGGACAGACATGAACGCGATGGACGTCAGGGAGCGGATTGAAGTCAGGATCAGAGCCTGCCCGTGTGACGGTGACTGCTCGACGTGCGAACTGTTCCAACGTTGCCTCGAGGAGATCGAGAGGCACCGGGACGCACTCGAGCGGATCTCGTGCCTATCTCACTCCGAGTTACACCACGACGTGCGACGCGGGGCGTGATCTGGTGAGCCTTCACGCGACCGGAATGGTGGCATGAACCTCATTCGCATCGACAACGTTCACACCGGCGAGGACGTCGGCACCATCGCCGTGAACCCCGAACAGATCGCCGTGGTCTTCTGGGTCGAATCCGCCAAACACACCAACCAACCGTGCGCCGTGATCTCGATGAAAGACGACACCAAGATCTATTGGCTTACCGACCGTAGTGGGTACGACAAGTTCGTCAGCGGTCTGCCCTCGCTCACCTGACCGCTCAACCCGCTCTCCTTGTGAAGACGCCCCCGGCATCCACTCCCGGGGGCGTTTTCCTATCAGGACTGCAGGAGGCGGAAGAACCCGCTCGGCTTGTATTGAGTTCCGCCTACCGTGACCGTAGCGAACACGTCCACGAGTTGTGGCGTGACGGACGCGGTGTCAGCCGGGAGGACGTCCACGTAGCACTGGGGCTCCGCGGATGGGGTCATCGAGAGAGAGCCAGACCGGACCCACGACGAGCCTTCCGTGCGAGGCGTGAAGGTGACGGAGACCGTCCCGCCGGTCAAGTTCACAGCCGACCCGCTCAAGTTCCGGCAATAGAAGTAAATCCTCGAGGTCGAGTTCTTCTTGATGTCCTCAATGTGCGGCTTGTGCTCGTAGAGTGGCATGCGTTCACTCCTGCACGAAACTGGGCGGCACGAGGTACCAACCCTCAGGCAGGCACACTTCGTTGTTGGACAGAGACCACTCCCCGTCCACGAGAGCGTACACTTTCGACTTAGCCTTGGGGCCGATCCGTACCGGACTCCCCTCGGTCACTAGGACGGTTCTTCCGCAACCAGTCAGAGATGCGAGAACCAGCATCGCGGAGGCGACGATGGCCAAGGTCCGAATCGACACCGATGTGACCTCTTTCCAGTCGACGGTCAAGCCACTGGATGAGCGCGAGGGTGATCTGTGCGACGATTCGCTCAAGCATCGGCCTCGGGTTTCTTTTCCTTGGCGTCCTTGGCGAAGATCAAGCCGATCCCGGCCATGATGGCGGCGACCGCCGACGCGTAGTCCGGGACCGTCGAGGCGTTACCGTCAAAGATCGCGGTGAGGATCGAACCGACGGCGACAAGGATGGTCGCGATTCCCGCGACCGTGGTGTTCCGGTTGTTCATCGTTGTCTCTCGAGATTGGTAAGCCGTTCGTGGAACGACGTGCTGCGTTCATCGAGTCGGGCAAGGTGCGAGTCGATCTTGGACAGTTTGAACCACAAGAATGAAGAAGCCGCGAAGATGCTTCCGATCGTGGTCATGATGACGGACAGCGTGTCAACACTCATGAAAGGATCTCGTTCTTACGTGATTCAGTCAATACGCCGACGGACACCAAATAATTCATTCCCGCGACCGTCACCGGATCGTCGCTCACGACTTCCTGCGCGGCCTGTGACATCATCAGGAAATCCGCCAATGCGGGGTCAGAGAGGCTCCCAGTTCGGATCGAAGCACGCTCTCCCGGCGTAAATCGGCTCAGGAACTCGTACGAGGTCCAGATCACACGACGCTCGTCGGCGGTTTTTGGCCTAACGGTCCACGCCCGACGCACCCGACCGGCCTCGATGACGAAATAAGACTCTACAACTTGAATGGTCGGATCGTAAAGCGGATTCGGATCGTTGACGATCGGTAGGTAAGACTGGGCCTTGGGGTTCCCGCTGGCAACCCATTGGGCATGGAACGTCGGACTGATGTCCTTGATCTCCACGACGGCATTGGAAACGACGTATGCGTGTTCGGACATCAAGCAATCCTTCTGGGGTGAACGGCTACAGCAGTGGCAGCGTTGGTGATGGTCAGACCTGACCGAACATCTTGTATTTCACGCACCAGCGGAATGTACCACAGCAACTTGTCTGGTCGAATCAATGACGGACGGTATCCGCGAGCCAAGGCAGTAATCTCGTCTACGCTCAAGGCAACGTCCCAGACCGCGACTTCGGCCAACCGACCGTTGAACGGCTGGTCTGGGTTGTAGGTACCACCAGATCCGGTACCGAGAATCAGATTATCCAAGGCTCCGCCCGTGGCTCTGGAGGTCGTATTCTCAGTACCCGCAACACCATCGAGATATGCGATTCGACTGGTAGCACTAGCAAACCTAGCCACGGCATGGTGCCATGTGCCACTTCCATGGGTGGTCGAGGAGCCGCCGCCGTTCGTTCCAGCACCGCTTGAAGTGACGGCCTGAACGGCTGCACCGGTGGTGATCCTGAGGCTTAGCGACGGGCTCAAGTTCTCTGCGGTACTTCCCGACGACAGGGACACCAACGTCTTTGCGGTGGTGGTCGTGTCAGAGTTGAACCAGCACGCAAGAGTCTTCGGCACGTCATAGTTCGCGCCGAGAGCCGTTTCCATGTAGTCGTTGGTCCCGTCAAAGTCCCAAGCCATCAAGCACCTCCAGTCACTGGGGCCCTGCGGAGTTCAACCGCAATCACTTCCGCATCACCAGTCAAGTTGTCGCCCGTGTTCACGTCCGTGTTGGAAGAGTCCCGGTAGACCTTCAGTCGAAACGCATTTCCAGCCGCAAGACTGTCGATCTTGTTGTAGGGGATGTTGACGGTGGTGACCGAAGCGATGCCCGAGGAAGTGCTCGCGGCGGTCCGGGTTTCCATGTCCCCTTCGCTGTCAAAGGAGTCGGACGCGATATCCGTGGCGATGATCTTCTGGAACGTCGCCCCCCACCGGGCATATGTCGTGGTTCCGGGGGTGGTGGTGGGAACCCAGTGGATGATCACCTCAAAAGAGGTTCCGCTGGCGGGGTTCGTGAACCCCTGGGGGATGATCCCGACGAAGATGGCGGCCTCATTGGTCGCCCCGTCGTCGAAGTCCAGCACCGCGATGCTGTTGCGGGTGTCGAGCGTGGCGTAGTTGGAGGCCGGAGGCTGGTTGTCTAGGGGAGTCCACACGGCGTAGGTTGCCGTTCCCTGGTAGGGGGCAGCCCATTCGAGATCCGTCCCCCCCGCGTTGACGGTCAGCACCTGACCGGCGGTGCCACGGGCAAGACGAACCGCAGTGTCGGCGGCTGACCCCACGGCAAGATCACCGGCAGCATCCCAGATCGTGTCGGTCGCCACGCTGCCGGAACCGCCGGAAGCAGCAGCCCACTTCAGCCCGGTCGCCGTCGAGGAATCGACGGTAAGAACGTGGTTGTTGGTGGTTCCAACAGCAAGTGCAACGCTTTCGGTTCCATTGTGGACAACAAGATCGCCCTTGCTTCCGGTGGGTGCCAAGGCATCAAACGCAGCGGTGGCGGTAGTCTGTCCGGTTCCGCCCTTATTGATCGGGACAGTAGACTCCGTAGCGACGGTACCCAAGCCAAGACTAGTACGGGCATCACTCGGCGACTCGTTCTTCCACAGGCTGGTTGCACTCTCATAGACGAGAAAGTGATTGTTGGCCAAGGTGTCGGTGTCGATCAGGACATCGTGAAGTTCGCCGAGTTCCGAGTAGTTGATGACCTTGACGTAGACCCGACCTGCAGAGCCGTTACTGGCGTTGACCACCCATCCCAAGAAGACCCCGTGGGCGGGCTGGGGGGGTCGGGTAGTGGTGAGTCCACCGGTAGTCGTACTCAGCCACAAGGCCGCACCGTTGGCGAACGAACCAGTCGGTACATTGGACAGCCCGGTTAGTTCACCGGCTATCATCATGTACCCGTCGTTGGTCGTGATCGAGGTGGCGGCAATGCCGATGGTGCCGGTAGAGGTGGCCTCGGCGGATGCATCAGCAAGTTCGACCTGAAGATGGGTACCGACTGATCCGGTGATTCGAACGACTTCGCCCTTGTTGATCGTACCGCCAGACGCCTTGCGGACGGCATGCATGATGGCCTCGTTCACGTTGGACGAGTACGTTCCGGTCGTGACCGTAACGCCCGCAAGCGAGCCGCCGGTGATGGCCACGTTATTGGCCGCCTGCGTGGCGATGGTGCCGAGACCCAAGGTGGTCCGCTGGGCCGCGGCGTCGGCGTCGTCGAGAAGGGCCCGGCCCGCCGCAGTGCAAGTGATTTCTTCAACGTCACCGGAACTGGGGGTGGCCCGACCAAGCAACTTGTCGGTGGCGATGTTCTGCATCTTGGCGAACGTCACCGCATCGTTGGCGATGGTCGTCGTGTTGCCGTTGGCCGAGGCGGTCACGTCGCCGGTCAGGGCGGCACGCTCGAACGCAACTTGGCCGCCGGTGGCCCAGTTGGCAGTGACCGATGTCGAGTCGGTGACGACACGCTCGGCGGTAAGGGTGCCGTTGGCGGTCTTCACCAGATAGTCGGCGTTGGTCGGGGCACCGCCACCGGTGATCAGCACGCCACCAGCGGTCGATCCGTCACCGACGTAGAGTTTCTTGTCGTCGGTGGTGTACAGGGGCTCGCCGACCACCGGGGTGATCGCGGTCCGTTCGGCTTCGGTTCCACGCCTAAGTTGTAGGGGCATTGAAAGTTCCGAGGTCGAGGTTGTTCAAGGGAGCGGTGAAAGTGCCGAAGTTGAGGTCGTTGGTCGGTGCCGTGAACGTACCGAAGTCATACAAGTTCCCTGCGGCTTCCCCAACCACCAAACAATACGCGAAGACTTCAGGAGTCAACAAGCAATACGCGAAGCACTCGTCATTGATCAGGCAGTAGCCCGCCGGTTGGCCGAGGCCTTCCCGGACCACCGGGACGGCCACGGAGAGCCCGAGGGCCGTCGGGGGTACTGAGACCGCCAGAAGACCGAACAAGACGCTCGGAGACACCACGGCGTGGCTCAGGACCGGCGCCCCCGGCTCGAGGGCGATCCCACCAAGGTCGAGGGAGTCCAGAGAGGGCACCGAGGACGTCACCGAGGACGAGTCGGGGGCGATCGTGCGGTCGGTACCCACCAACGGGTCGGGTACCGTGAAGGTCGACTGACCCGGGTCGGGTAAGATGAACCAAGTCACCGAAGCGGACGCTGCCGGGCTCGAAAGGTTGAACTGAACCGGGTCGGGCGTCCGGGTCAAAGGCTCGAGGGCCACCGTCACCGACGGAGCAACCAAGGGAAACGCCGTGGCGTCTGTCCCTGTCGGACCGATCAACTGGTTGATGTAGACCGAAACCGACGGAACCGGGAACTTGATCTTGGCAATCGACGCAAGCGTCTGAGTGAAGTTCTGACCAACGCCGAGCGTGACGATCGTCACCGACGGCACCGACAAGTTGACCGACCGGGTCTGCGGCGAGACCGTCAGCACCATCAAGGTGGACGGGACGCTCGAGGTCAGGGACGCCGGGCTCGGCGTGACCGTCTTGGTCCCGAGCGTCAAGACCGGCTCGACCGGCGAGATGAAGAAGTAAGCGTTTCCGGGTATCAGCGTCGACAAGGGATCACCCGAACTGGATGATTCCCTCGGCGTTCCACTGGATCGTCACGTTGCCACCGTTGGCCGTGAACGGGAAGCCGCCGGTGTCGACGTACGCGATCGGAACGTTGCTCGAGTCGGCCCCGACGTGCTTGTACACCACCAGACCCTTGACCTGACGGGTTCCGGCCCCGAGGCTAGTCCACGTGATGTCGGCAGCGTCGAATTCAGCCCGGTTGTTGGCCGCGTCCTCGTTCACCACCTGCGACGAGAGGGTGATGCGGCTGTAGTTCGCACCGTCCATCTCGTCGAGAGTCGTGAACCCGGACAGCGTGTTGACGTCGTCCTCGGTGTGGACGGTCGTGTTGGTCATCACCAACATCGCCTTGATCGTGGCTCCGCCAGTGCCGAAGTCGATTTCGCCCTCGGCGATGGCTCGCTTGGCCTCGTTGTAGATGAAGTTGGCCATCTTTGTTTATCCAACCGGGGGGCGACACCCCATTTACGTACGTCGCAAAGAGACTCTTAGGAGAACACCAGCCGCTCGACTTTGGAACGCTTCCCGCGGTACAGGAACGCGGGTGTGCCCTCACCGAGCCACGCCCCTTCTACGTTGAACAGGAACCACTCTTCGGCCTCTTCGGTCGTCATGCCCGACGAGTCACACAAGACGCCGATGACCTTGTCCACGTCGTACACCACGACCGGTGGCTTGCCGCACCGTTGAAAGTGCCCGACGATGGCCTTGTCAAACGCCTTCTCGAGGAAGATGGTCTTGTCGGCTTGAGTCTTCTTATCCATGGTTCACGCGGAGTAACCGCCGTGCTCGACGGCTGAAGGACCGTTGTAACCGTACTCGGACAGGCTGTCGCCGGACGTGTGCAAGTGTTTGGCTCGAGTCGTGGCACTGATCACGTGAAAGTCGTCTCTACCGTCGGCGTGGTTGTTAGCGTAGTTTTCCGAGATCGTCACCCAATCACCCGGGTTGATGACGTTCACGTGCTTCGGGACGGCCCGGTAGATCGTCACCGCGGCGTCCGGCTTCCCCCTCGTCCTCTTGATGTGAAAGGTGGACTCCACGTCGTAACTGGTGGCCGGTCGCGAGTCGTGGTAGAAGTGCGGGTGCGTGTAGACGTCGTCCGGGTAGATTTGAGTCAAGTCGTGCAGAGGAGCACCATGCTCTGGGCCCGGAGGGCGATGTGAACCACCGTAGTCGTCGGTGTACACCTCCGACCAGTACCTCTCGAAGTCTTCGAACGTGCAGTGCCGGACGATCTTCGGGTCGTAGACCTTCGTGGCCTTGCGTGTGTTAGCGGTGGCCCCGGTGATCCTCGTGGCGGTGGCGACGTGGTCGGGAAAGTGCCTCTTCAGCACGTTCGCCATCTCACGGATCGAACCGGGGGCGGCTGGTTTGGTCTTCACGTCAATTTCGTACTCGCCCATCCCGTTGGTGTCACTGTCGGGGAGGTCGTCGGCGTCGTAAGGCTTGAAAGACGACACAGATAGTTCAAACGTTGGTTTGAAACTCGAATGCTTCACGCTCGCATTCCACTGGGTGACGGCGTGGTGAGGTTCGTCGGGGACGTGGTAGAACCTAGCACCGCTCTGATGGAATGCTGCACCCACGACGGTCGAGTTTCCGCCTTTCTTCCTGAATGCCGGATAAGCCAAAGGCAGGCTGTCTGGCGTGAAGGAACCAACTTGATGGTGCGGAATGATGCGGTCGATCTTGCCAAAGTCGGACAAATGACCGGCGTCCACCCAACCAACGTGCTCATAATCTGGGCCGAAAGCCTTTATATGGTCACCAACCATGTGCGAAGAGTTGCGGGCGTCGTGAGTCAGACTACCCGGCGGACGGCCCAAGTAACGCTCGATTTCGGACGCGGTGAACCTCGACATGTCAAAGCCGGGGTGGTTCCAGAGTGGAGTTGGATGAGTGTCAGGACTGTAATTCACTTGAGCCCCGCGAGGGCCTTCACGACCCGGTCAAGGTCTCCGTTCGGGATCATGACGTCGTGGCTGTGCCCGTCGGACGGCTGACACCGGAACTTGCGGACCTCGTGGTAGTGGCCGTCGGGGCCCTTGTCGGTCTCGCCGTTCCCGGTCGAGTCAAGCGTCGCCACGTGCCGGTGGGGGTCGCCCATGCCGCCGGTCGAGAGGGAATAACGCTGCTTACCGCGAAGGTGGTTCGAACTGGCCCGGTACACCACGTCACGCATCTTCTCGATCCCCTCGGGGCTCGAGAGGTCGACGTAAGACATCGGGGAACCCTCGCCGTTGCTTTGTTCCGGGCTCCCGTCTTGACCCATCATCATGGCCTGCGGAACCGCGAGGAGCGTCTCCCCGGGCTTGGCAGTACGGAAGCCGGTCTTCTCGGTGATCATTTCAGCCGTTACGTCGAACCCGAGCGACTGAAGCAACTGATACGCCTCGAGGATCTGGAGCGAACCCGGGTTTGTCTCGTCGATCGGCATGTCGAACTTCGGGAAGAGTTCGGGCGGGATCTTGTTGAGGGCACCGATCACCGGCACCAGTTCGGTGTTGATCGTCTCGATGAGGCCTACGCGGTCGAACTCGGTGATCCGCCCGAACGTCGTCCGCTCGTGCACTTCGCCGAGACTCTGACTGCCGACGTCGCCCTGATCGATGATCAAGGTCGAACCGAGGATCGCCTTCGACAGTTGGCGGTCCATGTACTCGATGAAAGACAGGTAAGTCTCGGCGGGTGCCCGCGTCGCTTCCTTGACCTCGAGGTCCCACTCCTCACCGGACGGATACGCGAGTTCCTCATCCTCTTGGTAAGCCTCGAGCAACTCGAGGGCGACCGAACGGGCGTCGGGGTTCTTGTACGGATAACGGGCGACGAGCACGCCCGAAGACAATCGTTGCAACCACCGTGTGTACAGGTTGAGGACGACGGTCTTGAAGTAGTAGTTTGGGTAGATCGAGTCCTCGAGGCCCTGACCCCAGTAAATCCGGCCCTCGTCTTGCGGGTTCCGATACGAGCCGCCGCTCGGGTTGTAGACGTGCTTGACGAATTGCCACGGGTGCACAAGGTCGCCGTAGAATACGTTGTGCCGCGTGAGCAGGGCGAGTTGGCCCGTCTTCGAGAACACGAAGCGGTCCTTGTAACACGGGTACATCCGCCCGATCCCGAGCGTGTAGTCGTCCTCGTTCAACTTCCAGAGGACTTCCTGAATCGTGATCCCGTCGAGGATCGCGTCCAGCATGTTGTTGAGCGCTTCGGTCTCGCGGTACTGTTGCTTCCAGAGCCTCGAGAACCGCTCGGCGACCAACTTGGCCCCGGGTGTGCTGTTTGCCGGAACGAACTCCCGGCGAAGTTGAATCGTCGCCAACTTGCGGACGTTCAAGCACCCGAGGATCTGGAGATCCTGTCGCATCCGGTTGGCGACGTCGGGATCGCGAAGCCGCGCCCGGCTCGGATCGTTCACGAGGTCGATGAAGTTCGCGAACAGCGTGTCGAAGTGGGCAGACCGGTGCCCGACGGCGAAAGGCCGCTGGGGGCGCACGACCATTTGCATGCCTTCGTACGGGGTCGGCGTCTCGAGCCGGTACTTCTCGGCCCTCGCCTCCCTCGCGGCACCGCGAGACTGGGAAGCCATGATCGGTGCGTTGAATCGGTCCATGATCTCGCTCATTACATTGTCCTCAAGGAACCGCACTGGACCGTTTGCCATACTCGGTGGTCGCAGTGTGCGACGTGTTACCGGGCTCCAAGAGGTGCCATTTCAGGTCCTCCCGGAGCGACTTCTTTACATCCGCGTTGTTGACGAGCGACTTATCTACCGGTAACAAGCCCTTGGTCATCAAGTTGATCGACTCGGGGTTGGTGCCTCTCGGACCCATCTTTTCCTGCGTCATCTCGTTGGCTTGGTCTCTGGTGACGAACTTACCTTCGTGAGTCATGAAACCATCACCCCAATCGTCCCACGCCTCCGGAATCCAATCACCGGCGGCTTCTGCAGCGTCACGAGCAGCACCGTGCCACGTACCCTCGTAAATCTTGCCGTCCTTGGTGCGGATGATCGCCGCAGAGCGGAACATGCCGTCCGAGTAACGGTCCAACTCGCCTAAGACTCCGAAGAACTCATCGTCGGAATATTTAATGCCCTTCCGCTCGAGGTGTTCCTTCAACTTCTTCTTGAAACGATCGCCTAAGCGACCCGATTCCGCAACGGATTCGTCCAAGGGCAAGTGACCTTTGACCATCAAAGTCGTCGACTCCGGATAAGTCTGAGACAATTTATTGGCCTGATCACGATTGACAAACTCGCCACCTTGAGTCACGAATCCGTCTTCGTACTCCGCCGGGTTATGCCACGGATCGTCACCATGGCCCGCGTCACTGGCAACTTGCCTCGCCGCCTCATGCCAAGTGCCCTCAAACACTTGACCGGTCTTCGTGTGCTTGATCGCCGCGGACCGGAACATTGAGTCGACGTGACGGTCTACCTCGTCGAGGTAGTCGTAGAAGTGACGGTCGGGGTCATCGATCCAAGGCCCGAAGGATTCCTCCCGGGCGATCCTTTCCCCTCGCTTCCGCGCCTCGGCCCTCTCGTCCATCTCCACCAGTCTCTTCTGCGCTCCCTTAAGCCCGGGGTGCGAATCGATGGCACTTTCCAGATTAGCCTTCGCCCCGGGCGTCAGCATTCCGGCGTTCGCGAGTGAGAGAGTCTCCCCCCGCGTGTAGTCGCGCTCGGGCTTGGCCTCCCTCACCTCGGCGGTGGCGCGGTCCCGGTCGTGAAACTCCCCGCCCTCCGTCATGAAGCCGTCGTCCCACATGAACGGATTGTGGGCGTCAGGATGTCCGGCCTGAGCGGCGGCGTCGTGGGCCATGACGTGCATAGGACCCTCGAACACCTGACCGGTGTTCTTGTGATAGATGGCTGCGGACCGGTAAGCGTGCCGGTCTACGACGTCGAGGCCAAGGTAGAAGTCCACGTCGTCGGACATCGTTTGGAACTCTTTCACGCCATGTCGGGAGCGGTTCTGGCGTAATGATTGACCCAGACGTCCGAGACGCCACCTTCCGTCATTTTCTTAGCGGCTTCATGGATCGCCTCGGGGACGGAAAGATGGGGTGCACCCTTGTGCACCTCCGCGGCAGCGTCGGCAAGGGTCCGGGTGTAGTCCCCGTGGAAATACTTACCTTGAGTCAAGTGGTAGTATGCGGCGAGCGCGGGGTGGGTGTTTTCACCAGTCGACAAAGCCGTCCACGACGGGTGCTTCTGAGAAGTCGACGCGTACCGTTGGGCCTTGATCCGCTCGAGGTCGGCCCGGTACCGGGAACCGGCGGACTCGGGCACCGACGAGAACGCATTCACGAACCCAGCCGCCTCCCCGCCGATCTTCCGGATCACGTTCGACGGGTCTGGAACCGGACCCATCTTGGACGGACCGGCACCGGCGGCAGTCTCGCCCGCGGCCTTGGTCGCCTGACCGGTCGCAGAGGGAGCGGCAGCCCCGCCGGTCGCAGCACCACCGGCGGAACCCCCGGCGGCACCAACAGCACCACCGGCAGCACCTGAACCGCCCGCTGCGGCGACAGCGGGGAGAACGTACTTGAAGTAGTAATGACCGAGGTTCATTGCACCCCCTTCATGAAGTGCGCGTGAGCCTTGGACGCGAATGCGACCAATGGGTTTTTCTTCTGAGTCCATCCCGAGGCACGTCCGAAGACAGGACTCTTGTGGCTTCGAGCGTTGCGGTACCAGTTCAGATCAGCGTCGTCAGGGATGCCAAATCCGTCCTCGCGGTCCGAAGCGTAGACGGGGACGATGGGGCCGTCTGTGGAATCCCCAACCGCCACGACGTCGTGGCCGTCTTTGTGGGAGGTCCCCTTTGGGTGGATGGGGCCGACCTTGTTTGGAGACCACACCACAGTGTGGCGATCCTGACTCGATTTGTCGATGGCGTGTGCGGCGAAGTACCCCGTGCCTTCATGTTGGTAAACCGGAACGGTCCCCTTGCCCGGGGAAGAGGACAACTGCCGGGGCGGTCGAGCCGGGTTGCCATCTTGGGAACCGTGCACGAAACCCTCCGAAACGTGTCCGACCAGACGCATTCCCCCCTTGCCACCGGCATGCCGATCGATCAAGTCCAAACTACGGTAAAAGTATCGGTCGTCCATTGTGTTCATCCTGTGACTTCGTCCCAGAGGGACCGCTTGGCCCTCTTCATGCGAGTAACTACGCGGCTGACGCCGAAGTCGTCTGCTGCTGGTTTCTGCATCGGCTGACCCCTAAGGATCGATTCCGGATTGGCGAAAAACCCACCGAGCGGGTCCTGACCGGCGATCCAGTCGTAGACGTGAGCATGAAACTGGTGGTCCACGGACTTGATCCAATAGTACCGACCGTCGCCGTCTTGAGCCCTTACGGGTGAAGTCAACTCGGTCACGTACCGACCGTCGAGAAGACCTCCGAAGTTCGGCGGCTCGATCACGTCTCGCCTGACGTAAGCCTGAAACACGTGGTCCATCGCCTCGGTCCGGTCGACCGTGACATACCGTTGCTCGCCGTTCGCCTCGTTCGAGTTCCACGTGAGACTCTTGACGTTCTTACCCTCGCTCGCCTTGTACTGACACCGCCAGACCCGGAATGGGGCCCGGGCCTGAAAGTCAAGGCTGAGACGCTGCTCGGGCATGGCGTCGATGACCGCTACCGCCACCCGGTAGTTCTTGCCCACCTCGATCGCCTCCTCGACGGTACGCAACTTGCCGCAATACACGAGTCTGCGTCGGACCCGCCCGGTATCATCCACCACGAAGTCCGAGATCCGGACGTCGAGCGTACTTCCGACGTCGATCCCCATGGTGCAAGGACCGCGGACGGTGCCGGGAGCGGGCAGCAGGTACTGATCGACGCATTCACCGAGCAGGCGTTCGTTCAATCGGTTGCCGGTCCCGCCCTCGTAACACTCGCCGAGGTCGCTGTTGACGAACACTTGAGTGGCGAGTTCGTTGCCCACCGCCTTGCGGAAGGAGAACCAGAGTCCGTCGATGTCGTCGAGCAGGCTGTTCATCCGGCTGATGTGGTAGCCGCTGACCGGGGAAAGCGGGTCGCCGGTCGGCCTCCACCCGGTGACGTCCCGCACCCGGTCGATCATCGCCCCGCACTTGAGGCAACACGCCTCGACCTTGTCGTTGACCTTCAGCCTCGGCTCGTAGTCGGAGATCACCGAGCCCGAATATACCGGACGGGCTACGTTCTGCCACCAGTCGAGCGGTTGAAGGAGGCCGCACTCGTGGCACCGGTAGTGCATCTTCTTGGCGTCGGAATGCTGGAACTCCCAATCGAGGTTGTGCCTGCTCTCGTTGCCTGCTAGCGTCGGGTTGCCGAGGACCGTCCGGAACCGATACGGGGACCCCTTGGTCCGGTCCATCGCGAAGGCAACGCCGGTGGGCTCGCACTGGTCGAACTCGTCCACGTAGACCACGTCGGCGGGGAACTCCTTGAACTCGACCATCGCGTGGGACGCACCGAAGCGGATCGTGCCGCGACCGAGGTGCTTCAGCAGCACCGAGTCCGCCGACCCGATGCTCGTGTGCTTCATGTGCTGGTAGAGCGGCACCTGCGAGATGCACCGATCGATGCGGTTCGGGACGAAGATGTTCCGCGTGTCCTGAGTCGGGAGGACGTAGAACACGCCCAGACCGCACAGACAATCGGCGAGGGCCGAGCAGATAAAACCCTCGGTCTTGCCAGTCTGCACTGCCGACTTGATCACCTTGTACGGACTGGGGTCCGCCAAGATGTCGAGCATGTAGAAGAAGTCCTCGAACTGCATCGCCTCACCGCGGACGTTGCGGTGATGGTTCAGGGCGAGGTCGAGCGTCGTGTCACGACGGGCCAGAGCCACCCGGGCCCGTCGCGTCGAGCGGGACTCCGAGGCGACGGAGACCGCTGTCGACGACGTCCCGGAGGCTGTCGTTGACCCGACCGATGCGGGAGCGGATCGCCGCGACGTGGATTTCGAACTGGTCGTCGCCTTCGTTCTCATCGCGAACCTCGAGGAGTTCCTTCTCCAGACGGATCAACTGCAGGAGTTCATTCACGGCCACCTCGTCCTTACCCTCGAGGCGTTCGAGCCACGTGTCGATGGACCGGCTGACCGCCCGGGCCCGCCGGACCTTGGACGCGGCGAACTCATCGGTAAGTTGCTTCCGAGCCTGCTCGGTGACGTCCCGCCAGAAGTCGCCCCTCTTGTCGTGCCAACGCTCGCGGTGACACCTCTGGTACATCGTCGCCGGGTGCACTTGATGTTTCTTCGCGAGTTCTTGGATGGTTATCGGACCCTCGCTCTGCACGAACTCCGAGCGAATCAGTTCCCACGGAATGTTCTTGACCAGTCCAGTCTTGTCCATGACTACCCCTACGAATCCCGTCATACGGGGTTTGACGGACATTTGCCCTAACGGATACCTTACGTCACGTTAGACCTTTCACGAAATCACGTCAAACCACTTGACAAACGTTCGTGGGTGTGTTTTACTTCCCCCGTCGCCAATTCCGGCGACCAAGGAGACCCCACCATGGACAAGACTTACAAGATCGTGCTCTTCGTCGACGGCAAGAAGACTTACACCCGCAAGGCGACCAACTCGCCCACGCGGGGCCGCTACACGTGGGTCGTCGTGAACGGTTGCAACCCGACCAAGATCCTGAACGCCTCGGCCAAGGGCGAGTTCGCGGCGAGCATCACGACGTCGCGGCCCGGCTACTACCCGGTGTTGCTGCCGGTGACGTACGTCGAGGACGGCGTCGGGCACGTGCTCTTCGACTCGCACCTCGACGGCTACGACTACGAAGGATGCCGCACGTTCCGCACCTCCCGGACCGAAGACGGCGGAATGAAGTTCACCCCGGTCGCTCCGACCGCCTGACCTCTCACCCTACCGGCCCGGTCGCGGAAACGCGACCGGGCCGATTCACCGCGACAATTCCGCCGCGGCTTCACAAGGAGACCGTGATGACTGACATCGAAAAGGCAATCGGCATTCTGGACTACGCGGCAAAGGAACAGCGGAACCGCACCCTCGGAAACCTCAGGCAGTTGCGGCACGAACTCGGCACCGTGATCGCCCGCATGGAGGACGGTTGTCACGACTTCGTCGGTTTCTGCGGGCTCGTTGACACGCTCGCGATGGCAACCAACATGAATGCCCGACGCCAGAGCACCGAAAACGCGATCCGCATGCTCCGCGACACCGTCACCGACTGACCGAAAGGAGACCAAATGTCACTCTCAGAAGCGTTCCGAGCCGTCTGCACCGAAGCCGAACCCGCCGACCCACACTACGTGTCGCTCTACGTCGAGAACCGCTGCTACGGTGGCCCCGAGGAAGGAGGATGGTACTACGACCGCCGCACGCTCGAGTCGAGCCAGTGGTACCCGACCCGCGAACTGGCCGAAGCGGCAATGGCCGAGATCGAAAAGAAGGCCAAGGAACTGACCCGCGACGCGAGCACCCAATACGGTCGGGCGATGCAGGAACAGGTCGACTGGTGCGAGGCCCGCGGACTCGACGCCGACTACCTCGCCGAAAACGACGGGGCCGACGAATACGTGGTCCGCATCGAGAAGACCAAGGGCGAGTGGATCATGACCGAAGTCCCGCACTACGAGTGAAAGGACACCATGGACGCAATCGACATCGGCATCTGCATCGTGGGCGGCATCCTCCTCTTGGGGGGTGCCGCCCTTCCGTTCCTCGTGGAGTACGGAACTCGCCACGGACTGGTGAAGCGGGGTGACGAGTGAAGATCGACTTCCATCAGGCTGAGCGTTGGTTCGGGGAGGCCATCTGGTTCTGGGCCAACCGCTACAAGAACCGCCTCAACACCGCCGAGGACCTGTACCACGAGATCCTCATCCGCGTGGTCGAACACGACTGGGAGGAGCGGAACACGTACTCGGTGAACCTCGAGCGGACGATCCCGGTCGACCCCGCTCACGTGCTCACGTTCGTCCGGTCCCGCACCATCGACATGATTCGCCGCGAGCGACGGGCACCGACCGGCGACGTGCCCACCTTCGCGGTCGACCGGTCACAGGGAGACGTCGACCCGCCGCGGATGCTCCGGGACATGTTCCCGGAACTCAACGACGCCGACGTCACCATCCTCGTCGAGATCGCCACGCCCTCGGCCCGGACGATCGCTCTCGCGACCGTCGAGCAGGACGAGGCGAAACGCGACGCCCGCAACGGTGCCCTGCGGATGAACGTCAACGGGGCCCCGAGGATCACGCAGGCTCACGTGGCCCGGTCGCTGGGAGTGAGCACGAGCCGGGTCGCGCTCGCGGTCCGACGTGCAACCGCACTGCTTGAGGTCTGACCGGGGCCGAGGACCGGACCTTATTCACGAGTTCACCCATGAGGGCCCCGCCAAGATCGGCGGGGTCCTTTTCATTTCCACGCCAGAGCACCGGGAACGCCTTCAACCCGACCGACCGCATCTCAGCCGCCGCCTGCACCGCCTTGTCTTCCGCGTCCGGGTCGAAGAGGACAAACACCCGCTCGGGGCTGAGACTGGACAGGGCGAACAGTTGGGACCGGCTGACGGTGGACCCGCACACCGCGACGCTCGAAGGAGTGGCGAGGTGATCGAACACGCCCTCGACCACGAAGACGTCTCCGACCGGCTTGGTAACGTGCACCCCGTACAGGGGCTTCTCCTCACCGAAGTCTACCGTCTTGGGCTCCTGTGACCCGAGGGCCCTGCCCATCGCCCACGTCAATCGGCGATTCTCCCAATAAGGGAACCAGACCCGACCGTCGAACGGCTTGACGCTGAGCAGGTACCGGGACACCTGCCCCTCAGTTACTCCCCGACCGGCGAGGTACTTCCGGGCCCTGAGCGTCGGAGAGCCCGCGGGAGCGATCCCGGACGCGAGGGGATACAGATGGCCCCCGAGGTCGACGGACGCGACGGAAGTACCTTCCCGGGGCTCCCCGAGGCCGCGGAGGTACTGACGCCACTCCGACCGGCTGACCTCGGCCAGCAGGCTGCCCTTGAGACCACAACGGAAGCACAAGTACAGCAACCGGGTGCGGTGGAGGTACAAGTGTTCCGCCTTGCCACACTGCGGACAGGCGGTGACGATCTGGTCCCCAGCCAGACGGGCCCTCGAGCGGAGGACCGACTCGAGGACCTCACGCCTCGAGAACACGCTGTACCTCGAAGTTGGCGATCAGGGGAACGTTGGCGCCCTTCTCGGCGTCGCGGACCTTGGCCGTGGTCATGACCATCCGCCCGGTCCGGACTTCGTCCTTCCTCTGACCGACCCCGAGCACCAGATCCGCACCCTCGACCTTGCCCATGCTCTCGGCGACGTGCTCGAGGTCCACGACTTCCTCACCGGCCCGGCTACGCTGCACCTGACTCGCCGTCCAGTGCACCACGTCGAGGTCCATCGCCATCGCCTTGCAGTCTTCCGCGATCGACCGCCATTCGTGCCTCGGTTCCCGGTTCGCCGTCGACGCCCGGAACCGGTCCGCGTAGTCCGTGACCACGAGGTCGACCGGCCTGCCCGAACGCGACTGGTGGGCCCGGACGAAGTTCCAAGCGTCCCGTACGGTGGACTGGCGGACGAGCAGTCCCTTGATGCTCGCGTTCCCGCCCTTCTTGAGGAACCGGTCCCTGAGCCTGATCGCCTTGTCTTGATCCTGTACCAACTGCTCGACGGTCATGCCGGTGATGCACTGCAAGAACCGTCGTCGGATCTTGCGCTCGCCGTCCTCGAACGTGAAATACACCACGTTGAGACCCGCAGCCATGGCCGCGACGGCGACGTTCACCAGCAGCGTGGTCTTGCCGACGTTGATGAAGGACAGGATCGCACACAGGTCGCCCTTCTCCGGACCGCCGCGCAGCAGGTCGTTGATGAACGGCCACGGCGTGACCACGGTCGGCCTCCGCAGGTCCTCGGCACCGATGTCACCGTTCAACGTCAGGAACGACTCGCCAATGGAAGAGCCGATCCGGCTGGCCTGAACGATCCGCTCGGCGAGTTCCTCGGGATTGAGGCCGTCGGCGTCCTCGAAGGCCGCATCGATGGCCCGCCACTGGGAGAACCCGGCGATGCGGTCCCGGACGTACCCGACGTCCCTGACCGGCGAGAACGCCCTCACCCGCTCCTGAGCCTCGTAGGCCGATCGATGCCCGCTCTCGGCGACGGACTCCTCGAGAACCGGCAGGCTCGGCACCCGGTTGTACCGGTCGAACAGGGAGAGCAATTGGTCGGCGATCAGCCGGTTGACCGGGTCGGCAAAGGTAGACCCGGAAACCACGACCCGGACCTGCGGGAGCAGATCCGGGTCGGTGGCTAGGGCACTGAGGATCAGGGGCTCGAGCGATGGAGGGCAGTCAGCCCGTCGAACCAAATCCATTGGAACCTCGCTGGGTCTCGGGGAGTGCGCCCACCACGGTCGCGTTGACCTTGGCGTACGGGAGCACCAGCAGTTGGGCGATCCGCTCGCCGGTCTCCACCCTGACCTCCCGGGCACCGCCAACGCCCGGATTGAACGCGATCACGTAGATCGGTCCGACGTACCCTTCGTCGATGATCGAAGTCGGGACGATCAGACCCTTCTTGGCGAAGGTGGAGGATCGACCCGTGATCATACCGAAGTGACCGGCGGGAATCTTCACCCTGATTCCGCTCGGGATCGACGTGAAAGTCTGGACGCCGATCGACACCGTACCGCCGACGTTCATCAGGTCGATACCGGCGTCCCCGTCGCGGGCGGGAGACAGGGGAACCGGCAGGAGTGTGTCGACGATGACTTGCATGGTCAGGGCTTCCACGGGATCTTCACCTCCTCAATGCGAACCCCGCAGTGCTCGGCGACGTCAAGGACGTCCTCCACGTCGTGCACGCTGTATTCGTGCCGGTTGAACTCTACCGACCCGTGCTGGTAAACCGCAGGGATGGGACGCCCGACCTTCATCACGGTCACGCCGTGTACCGAGGCCTTCGGGAAGAACCACTCGGCCTGCTGGCGATCCCGCGGGAACCCGTCGAGAACGAGGGGCCGGTTGAGTTCGCAGGCGACCGAGAGCAAGTCGAGGACGTAGTTCCTCACCAGATCCTCGGTCAGGTCCCACCGGTTCGGGTTCTTCTGGGTTACCGCCGGGAACATGCCCACCGACTCGCGGATCATGCGGCCCGGTCGACCGACGATCCAGAGCGGTTGGGGGAAACAGTTGTCCACCGCGTACGTCTTGCCCGACGAGGTGGTACCGATCACACAGACGATCATAGCCATTCCGTATCCTCCGACTTGGGACCGTAGGAAACGCCCATGACGGGGGCGTCACTGATTGAGTTGAGGGTGTCGATGAACTCGCCGAGTTTGTTGCCGGGAAGGTAATCGCCGAAGGTCACGAAGAGCCGAGTCGGCCTGCACGTCCGCTCGAACTTCGTGAACTGGGCCTTCGAGAAGGAGAACACCCGGCGGACCCGCTTGGTCACGGTGGTGGTCTCCATGACTTCCTTACCGGCGATCGCAGAGACGTCCGACCACGCGAGTTCCTGCTGGTCGTCGTAGAACGGACCGGAAGAGAACTCGCCTACGTCACCGACCCGGATCGGGAACGTCCGGACCACTCCGATCACCTCGCGGCAGTCGAAGGGACTGAGACCGGCGTTGTCGAGCATGCGGTTCGGAGTGACGTCCCGACTGGTCACGTGCGGGTACTGGTGCCCGTGGTTGAGGCTAAGATCGAATCCCTGAGAACCCTCGAGCATGATCGGGGCGCGACTGGCGATCATCTGGTTGTAGACCGCCGTCTTCATCACCATCATCCGCGAGTGAGTTGGCTTCACGTCCTTGGCGAAGGTGCCGAGACCCAACCGCTCCACCTTGCGGATCTGAGCGTTGCCGCCGCCCTGACCGGTCGACGCGATGCGGTTGACGAGATGGTCCTCCTTCATCATGTCGGCCTGTTGGACGGTGGACGCCAGAGGGTCGACGTAAAGGACGCCCCCGAGCGGAGCGAGCCAGTTCCATTCGGTGACGAGGGCGGTCTCATAGAACGCCGCATGGGGCCCGAGCACCCCGGTACGACCGAGGGCACAGGCGATCGGGAGGGCCTTGAGCACTCGCTTCTCGCCGTTCAGGTCGTAGACCGTATGACCGGCGTTCGGCATGTTGTCCGAGACGCCGACCTGAATCTCGGGGAACTTCTGGTAAAGGGCACCCTCTACCTTGCCCTTGCCGCACGAACCCCACTGGCTGTCGATGACGCAAATGGCACCGGGTCCGATCTTCACTTCTTACCCCCCTTGAGCAGGTCGCGGATGCTGGTCGCGTTGGTCTTCGGCTTCGCCGCCGGGGCGAAGATCTCTTCGGCGTCCTCGTCCTCCTCCGGCTCCGCTGCCTTGGCGGGCTTCTTGGCGACCGGGGCGGGCGTGGGCTCCTCGAGTTCGAACTCGGCGGGATCGACTCCGAGGGCGTCACCCTGACGCTCGAGACCGGGGTCCTCGACGGCGGAAATCGGGTCCTTCACGCCCTTGGCGAACTTGGAAACGTCGACGGCCTTCTGACCGACCATCACCGAATACTTGGTCTTGAGACCGGCACCGGTCCGCTTGATCTTGAACGGCAGGCCCGCCTTGAGGTCGAGAACGTTCTCGAACTCGTCGTCGAGCAGGATCTCGAGGATCGCCTCATAAACGCTCGCCGGGAGTTGCCACACCCGGAGTTCGACGTCGCCGGAACCGCCGACCTCGACGCCGTTCACGAGGTACGCCTTGGCCTCCCGCCACGCAAAGTCGGGTGATGAATCGCGGACAGCGTCGAACAGGTCGGGCTTGCCCCAGTTACCGCGGTGCGGGACCGGACGCCCCTCCTTCGGTCGCCACTGGCGGAACTCGCGACCGACCAACTGCTTGCCAGTCTCGGCGTCGGTGAACGGGAGGATGCGGAGGGTGGTGTCCTCCTTGACGTAAGCCACGTAGCCCGTGCTGCGACGCTCCTGAGCGTCCTTCAACTGCTTCCTGAGCAGGTCCTTGTCGATCGTCATGAGAGTTGCTCCTTCAGTGCTGCAACCAGTTCGAACGTGGTCTCGTGGACACGCGCCACGAGCCGGTCCCTGACTTCGTCGTGAGTCTCGCCCTGCCGTACTTCGTCGCCCTCGCCATACTCGACGCGGACCGACTCGTACCCGGGCATGCTCACGGTTCTCGCCATGGACACGTACACCCGTCTCGCTCCGACCGACGAGTCGGAAGATTGCCCAACCGTCGCCCGCTTACTTGACATCCTGCATCTCCTTGAGGTTGCGACCGACCTTCAGGTCGACCTTGAACGGGACCCCACGAGGTTCCCAATAATGCATTGCGTTGTGGATCAACATGCACTCCTTCAACGTCTCGACGCCTTCTTCGAGCCACTCGTTCGACACGTCAATGACGATGGAATCGTGAATCTGCATGATGACGTCGCCCCGCAGAAACAGCCGCTCCTGCAACATGCAGAGGCTGAGCATCGTCAACTTAGCCGCGGTGGACTGGATCGGGGAATTACCCGCCTGACGGTAAGCACGCTGCCGAATCTGTTCGTCGTTGTTCCAGACGTCCGGCAGGTGCCGACGCGACCCGAACAGGTCCCGCACGTACCCGTTGCGGACCGCGAAGGCGACCTGTTCCTGCTTCCACCGGGCGACGCCCGGGAAGGACACGTCGTACCGCTTGAGCAGGGCCCGGGCGTCCGGCAGCGTGAGGCCGGTCTTCTGGGCGAGGCCATATTCGGTCTGCCCGTAGATGATCCCTAAGTTCATCCGCTTGCCGACGTCCCGCTGCCGATCGTCCACGTCCTCGAAGCGGACGCTGAAGATTTCGCTGGCCGCGAACCGATGGAGGTCGAGCCCGTCATTGAGGGCTGACTTCATCTTCTCGTCACCGCTGATCCCGGCAACTAGTCTGGGCTCCTGCTGAGCGTAGTCACCGGCGACCAACCAACCGCCCGACCTGCTCACGAAGACCGACTTGACGATCGAGTTCTTGGGCACGTTCTGGAAGTTAGGCTCAGTGCTCGAGAGCCTGCCGGTCATGGTCACGGCCTGCGAGAACTGGCCGTGCATCAGACCCTTCGGACTGACGTACTGACTCCACTTGTCGATGAAACCCGACACCATCGCGGACTTCGACCGCCAACCGGCGAGGGCCCGGAGCACCGGGTGCTTGCCTTCCAACTTCTCGAGAACCCGCTTGTCGAGACTGGGCGACCCGCTCTTGGTCCTGCCCTTCACCTTCTCCTTGAGGACCTTGAACACGAGGTGCTGCATCATCGGGTTGCTGTTCGGGTTGAACTCGCGACCGAAGTGATCGCTGACGGCCACCACCTCAGGACTCTCGAACACCTCGCGGCGTGCCGACTCCACGTCCTTCACCAACTGCTCCCTCACCTCGGCCAGACGGTCGCGGTCGAACGCGATCCCGGTGGTCTCGAGCCGGGCCAAGCCGAGGCTAAATTCGTTCTCCATCGACCAGACGCCCCGCTGCTCGTCGTCCATCCGCTCGCACATCTTCGCCTTGAGGTCGAGGGTGGCGAGGGCGTCGAGACCGTTGTACCGGAGCAGGTCGGTGATCTTGGCCTCGATCGGGTTCTCCCCGACGCCGTCGGACTTGTGTCCCCACCGGATGCCAAACCGCTTCATGCAAGCGGAGAGCGAGTGACCGGCGGCCTCCTCGAGGACGTAAGAGGCGAGCATCGTGTCCTCCGCGGGCCATGTCTTACCGAACTTGCGGTAGTTAACCTTGTGCTCGTACTTCACGTTGTGGGCACAAGAAGGACACGACGCGAGGACCGAGGACCAGACGGCCAGCACCGCCTCAGAGTCGATCTTCACTTGCGGGTGTTCCACCGGGAACGAGATCGCAACCGGGCCGAGTTCAGCGTCGTCGAACGCGAGGCCGATCGAGAGGATCCGGAACTCGGCATTGAGTTCCGGCCTGATGGCGTTCACATCGCCCCACGTCTCATAGTCGTAGGCGATCGGGCGCGGAGTTTCAACGAATTCTTGCAGGACGGTCAGGATCTGCTCGGTGTCGAGCAACATCACGACGTCCGGGACCTCGACCTCGTCACCCTTGGCCAGTTCGAGAGCGAACTCCCAAACGTCACACCAAGACTCCACGGTACGCTCGGCCTCGCCGCCCTTCTCGCGACTGGCTTCTACCACCTTCAGCGGGTGGTGTTGCACGACCACGTTGGTGCCGTCCTCGAGCGTGAAACGCTCGCCCACGTCCTTCCGCATGTTGACGGACCTGCCCAGCACCTTTTCAGCGGCCTTCTTGCCGAGGGCCACCACCAGACCGGACACCGGCGACCCCACCGCCGCCAGTTCAAACTCCTTCGGTATGATGCCCCGGTGCTCAGTCGGTTCCGTCACGTCTACCGCGAACAAGGGAATCGAAGACATCGTCCAAGGTCCTTATCTCAAGGCCATGAGCGGATGCTTGGGCCTTGGCTTCTCGTCTCGCCTCGGACTGGACTTCTTGGACCGGACGCTTGAGCCTCCGAGCCACTTCCACGTGGACGCCCACGAAGGTGCCAGTCTCCACGTAGAACTTCACGTACTCCTCCAAGACTGGACCGGTGAACGTTAGTCGGTTCCCGTCTTCCTGCTTGGACGGACGGTAGTCGAGGTCATCGTGACCGGACTCCCGCGACTTGCTCAGCACCTTGCGGACCTCGTCCCTCATGGCCCGCACGCCGATCTTCATCACGAGAGCCTTTACTGTCGCGTCCCTCCCCAAGTCGACGTACCCGATGTTCTTCCAGACCTTGACCAGACCGCACTGTACCGCGTCGTCGACACATTGGCTCGCGATGCGACGCGCGACCGACGTCAGCACCGGCTTGAGCAAGTAGTAGAGTTCGTCAAAGTTACCCCGTTGGGCCTTACGGACCGCCGAGGACCACTCTCCGCCACGTTCTTCCGCGGACATCCGTGACTCCGCAAGGGTTTTCGGGCAACTTGAGGGCCCGGCAGTCGCCATAAACGAACGTGACGCCCTCGGCCTTGACGAACAGGTAGCAATGCACGGCACGGGTCTGTTGCGCTTCCGTTCTGGCCTTTTCGATGGCTTGGTCGAGCCACGAAAGGCCGAGCATGAGAGACTTCACGGTCATCCGCCGGTCCTTGCATTCTACCACGAATCGGTATGGATCGGAGATCGCATACACGTCTCCCTTGAGGTCGGTCCTCCCCGAGTTTCGGGTGGACGTGAACTCCATACCAGTGACCGAAGTCATGAAGCGAGCGACCTCCTGCTCGAATCGCTTTCCCTTTCGCCTCGACTTCCGACCGACGGCTGACCAGTCGCTCACGAACACCTCCCGCGGCACCGGCTCCAGTAACCGCAAAACCGCTCCGAGCAACACCACGCCTCGGGGGCAGTGAGCGGGAAGTTGCCGAGGCTGATCGAGTTCGCGACGCTCAAGGCCACCGCCCGGAACCACTTCACCCTCTTCGGATTGTAAGCGATGAACTGGGGGTTCACCTTGCCCGACTTGAGCAGGTTCACGTACCCGACGTCGAAGTCCACGTCGCCGGTCTCCGATTCAACCATCGCGTAGAAGGACAACTGCAGGCTCGACTCGAGTTCGGCCTGACTCTTGGACCGGCTGACGGTCTTGTAGTCCACGATCGACGGCCTCGACCCGACGGCACCCGAGGCGTCGGTGATCCCGCGAACCTCGAGGTCCCCGATCTTGGCCGTGACGTCGAACTCTTGCTTCACCGGACGGAAGCCACCGGCGAAGTCGTTCATGTACGCCTTGATCATCTTCCTGCCGCGACCGATCACGTCGTCCTCGGTGTCGCCTTCCCAGTCTTCGATCTCCTTCTTCCGCTTGTCGAAGGACGCGGCGAAGGCGTCCACGACGTCGGACTCCCTGAGGTCGTCGCCGGTCTCGATCTTGTTCTTGTTGTTGGTGGCCAGTGCCTCGTGGTGGCTCGAACCTTCGACTAGAGCGATCCCCGGCGGGGACACGATCCCGTCGACATACCGCCACTTGTACTGCATCGGGCACCGCAGGTACATGTCAATCTGCGACGGGGACAAGTACCCCTTGGGCAACTGAATCTTGGTGGTAACGAGCGACTGCTCGAACTCGTCCACCGCGGGGGCCGACTCAACCTTCAAAGTCTTCAACTGGGGAATCTTCACCTTGGACATTGTGCTCTCCTAATACGAAAAGGAGGCCACCGAATGGTGGCCTCCTGATCGTTCCGGACGGACGAACGTTCGATCACACCGCGGCCTTGGCCTTCTTGCTCTGCTCACGCTGGGCCCGGGAGATCGTGCCGCGGATGCGGTTCCCGATGACCATGCGGAACTGGCCGAAGTTCGGGGCCCGGCTGAGGTAGCCCTTGACCTCAGCCGCCGGGAGGAACTCGGTCGCGAACTCCACGAGGCTGTCGACGTCAACACACCGGGCGAGTTCTTCAGCGACCCGATCGCCACGACCGTTCGACGCGACGCGGGCGTCGCCCTTCATCCGCACGCCCCAGTCGACGCCGCGGGGCTTCACGATCGCGTTCTTGGACTTGGGTGCCACGATCGGCTCGTCGCCGTCGATGACCTTGATGCCGGGGCCCTTCTTCTTGACCTTCTTTGCTGCCATGTGTTTGTCTCCTTGCCGCCGGGAATCGGCGGACGAGATTCTTTACGTTTGGCAGGAGATCGTTCAGACTCCATCTACTTCGAAGGGTGCGGACCACCCTATTTCGGACGAGATCAAGACTAAGGGCACGCCCCATCATGAGCGTTCTCCACGTGGAACCAATATTGGCCGGACCCGTCAGCCCGCACCGACTTGTACATCGTCACCGCGTAGTCGTACTGGACGTTGTTCCGGTCCTTGCCGACGGCGATCACCTTCCACGTGGTCGGGTACCCCTGCGCAGTGCTTACGATGACGCCCGGGCCAGCCCATGAGCCAGTGTTGGCGTTCTCGTTCTTGTTGATCGCGTAGTCAGTGGTCAGGGTCCCCTGCAACCGCGGCGGGTTGTCCTTTTGCCACTTGTCGTTGACCAAGGTGGCACTGACCCACGAATACTTCCACCTGTTCGACCCGATTGAAGCGGACCCGGTGACGATCGCGTCGAAACCGCTTGAAGATTCCGAGGTGGCGAGGGCGAGGGTCGTGCCGTCAAGCGATCGGCTCGTGACCACCGGGTGCGATGCAAACCACTCGTACGTCGGTTCCTCCCGGGCCCGGAACGGGATCGAGTGGTTGACGGAAACCGTGGTACTGACGTCGTGGGCGTTGCACACCCACAGCACCCGCCGAAAGAGCCCGTCAATCGTGAAGTTGACGATACCGGCGAACCGCTGAGAGCCGAAGGCCGTCTGGATGTCGAGGGCGTTGCCCTTGCCCGTCGAGAACCAGTCGGCGACGTTGCCCAGTTCCGTGTTGTTGACCGTGGTCCCGGTGGAGTCCACGAACGCGAACCAGTGCCCCACGCTGATGCTGCGTGGTATGGTGCCACTGCCCCTCGGCGTACTTTTGGTGTAATACTTGATCGCTTCCGGCGTGGGAGACCCGACGCTCGTGAAACCTACTTTCACCTGTGTGGGGTAGCGGTCGTCGCTGACGTTCTGGAAGTTCGCTTCCGCGACTCTGGTCGAAAAGGCGATGGCCAGTGCCAAGTTCGAAGTCGACACCTGCCCCTTGTTCCAGATCTTTTTCGATGTCGGGTCGAAAATCAACCCGAGACCGTCCGCGATCCTCCGTACGGTCTCGGACCGGGGGCGACCGATGCAATGCAGGTTCCTGAGTTCGACCGGCGGGGCCACGAAGTCCACGGACTGCCCGACCGTGTATCCGAACGTCAAGGGCAACTCGGACCATGACGCCGTCTTCTTCACGTTCGACGCGTCTGACCTGAAGGTTGGGACCCCGCCGGTGAGTGCAAATCCGTCCTGTACGTTGTAGTTGGCGTCCGTCGCGGTGTTCCTCTCAGTCCACCACGACTTGCTCACCAACGTCACTTCCACCGAGTCCTCGCTGTCGGTGACGTAGTTCACGTCCTGATTGAGGCTAGTGACGAACGGCGTGGCACCCAACGCCCTGACCTGAACCTTCACCCTCTCATCGGCGATCTCACCACTCTGTGACGTGGTACCGAAGACCAGATCCGCAACGACCTCGTCGGTCTGGGCCTGCTCGAGCAGTCGATAATCAACCGCCCGCATGATGACGCGACCTTCGGATGGGTGGCCCGCAGGTGCCATCTCGAACCAGTTGGATTGACGACTGCCCCGCGGGGCGTCGAGCACCGGGAAAGTCTGTCCGTTACACTCGATGCGAGCGTACGCCCGATTCATCCAAGGTTCCCTCCGGGTCGAAGCCACGGAAGGTCATCACCGAACGGCAACGGATCAAATGCGTAGTTGAGCCTCGGGTCTTCGGGGAACGCGATATAGTTCTCGGGTTCGTAGTTGCCGTGGTAGTAGACGCCGGTGTCGATCACGTACCGCCAGTGAAGCGTGTACTGCCGCCACTGGCCGTCCTGAATCGGCTCCGGGTTGTGTGGTTGAATGAACGCCTCGAGCAGGCGACCGCTCGGGTCGATCGGCCTCGGGGGCGGTGGCAACTGGTGGGAGTCACGGGCGGCACAGACGTAATAACCCGCCTGAGTGATGATCATGCTCGGACCGGCAGTGGACACCAAGTAAGGACCGTTCGCGGCAGTGCCCGGTGCGACGTCTTTG